GTTCCAGCTACCGTAGGTTCTAAATCTGTAGTAGTTGGTTCATATTGTGACTGGTTTCCTGTTGTATTAATTCCGCTAGAACCGTTTTCAATGCATATGTAAACGTTATAATCACTGTTTAGTACATAATATTCCGAATCATAAAGTCTTGCTCTCCTTGATACTGGGGATAAGTTTTCAATGCTGTAATCGTGCCTATACATATCATATTTCTTACCTCTTACCCAATCAACTCTTTTAACAACTCTTCTTATGTTTGAAGAAGTAACTTTTTTTCCAAAAAGGAGAGTATCTTCATACTGAGTCAAATAATCTAAGTTGTCTGTGGGATTGGGCACTACACCATTGGATATTCCGGGACCATCCCAATTTACATTTCTACCAAAACCAGTATAAAGATTTGGATTAGTAAGACCAACCCAAACATAATATGAATTGGAAGAATCGTCTATGGATTCTATAAAATTACTGGCGTTTAAAATTCTAAATTGATCTGTTACAAGTGCAGACATCTATATGATTCTTTTTGTTATATTTATATTGTGTTATAGATCCTTTTTCAAGGATCCATTACTCCTCAAACCATATCCCCTTCTTTGGATAATTGGATATGTAGACAATCCAGCATTGTATCCAAGTGTAGTGATTCCAACACTAGACGTATATCCAGTTACTCCTATTGAAATTGGATTTGCAGATCTGGAGAATCCAGATAATCTTCCCCAAGATAATTTACCGATCGGATAATCAAGTGTTCCAGTAGTAGCGATTCCAACAATAGAAGTATTGGAAGCGATATTACAAGTTATAATTCCTAAGGTTGAATTAATTGCGTGAATTTGATAAATGTTATTTAAGAAAGAGGTGCTAATGGCAACAATATCAGTATTACTTGTGTTAATAGATGTTACACCTTGCCCAACGGAAGTCTCAGAAATATAAACTGGATATCCAACTTGCAAATCTGGGAATGAGAATGGATCTCTATCTAAAGTAAACTTGAGTGCTAAAGGAGATCCTATTCCATTTGCAGTCTCGATACCAATAATCGAAACATCATATCCCTCTACATCTGATATATTCGTAATGATTTCATATTCCTCAGCAGAATCATTTGAAAAGATGAAAGCATCAAAATTAATTGGGGATTGATTTTCATAATTGAAAAGACTACTATCATCAACAAATATTTCACTTGTAGAATTATTAAAATCACCAATAATATTTGCTGTAGGGTAAATTTGAGACTCTAAGGAGTCTCTTGATTTAGAAATAGTTTCACCATTGAGTATTAAGTCTGTTTTTTGTTTAGTCCAGTAAAGAGGTTTATTATTAATTTCATCAACTCCTTGATTTACATAAAGATTAGTCTCAATCTTATCTGAAGCAGATATATCGTAAATTATTCTCTTGTCTTGAGTGATTGTATTTTGAATATTTGCATTATTACTGAAAATTTGTACGGTATCACCAACTTTGATAGTTTCTACAGCATTAATTTGGAGAGTATCTTGATCTCTTGTACCACGATAGAAAAATATTGATATATTATCTTCAGGTTCTGGAGCAACCGAGAATGTGAATGAAGTTCCACCACTAAACTGGTAAGAAATTCCAGGTTCTTGTAGAACTCCATTAATAAAGATGAGAAGAACAGAATCTAAATCAATTAACTGTGAGTCTGGATCATTCTCATCAGTTTCAAAACTAAGAAGTTCTGAATTATAGAAAAGTGGGAATCTAGTTCTCACGCCATCTTGATATTGTTTGACAGAATCAATATAATCTAGTTCACCAAACTGCCAAGCAGAGAAAGAATCTGTAAATACATCAAGAACAGTTAATTCAAATTCACTTATTGGTGAAGAAAGACCCTTTGCAGTTACTAATCCTACTGGTTTAAATACATCCCCCACTCTAAATGAGTAACCATTTCTAGTTATTTTAAATGTTTTAACCTCAAACAAAGTAGAACCAATTCCCGTAGTAGTTGAACTTGCTCCTACTTCAATATTTAAAAGAAGACCAATTCCAGTATCTGTAGTAGATCCAATCCCTAGTCTTGAAACTCCAGTTATAGGTAAATTTTCATATGATGGGGAAGATACATTAATTGTTGGATTTGTATACCCAGTACCTGGATTGACAACATTAAATGATAAAGTTCCACCTGCACCTACATTTGCTGTTATAACTGCACCAGTTCCAATGTGTCCACTTTCTGTCACTGCAACGGAGACTGGATAACGATATCCAGATCCAATGATATCCATTGTTCCGATTCCAATGGCAACAATAGTTCCACCAGCACCAACAACTGCGGTAACCGATGCTCCAACTAGAGGTGCTATACCTAAACCTCCGGTAGACCCAAGAGATACAATTACACCACCACGTGGTAGTTGATTTTGATTAATATCAGATTCTGATGTAAATAATACATCATTAGTAGAAGTTATTCCAGTAAATGTAATATTTGTAATACCCAAATTTTCTGTTATAAAGTAATTATTTGAAGAATTATTAAAAGTAGTTGGAGACTGGAAAATATTATTGATGAATACAATTCCGCTTCCACCAGAAGTTCCCAATCCTACCGTGTTTATTCCCTGAGAAATTAAAATGAAAGTTTGTCCAATTCCAGTAAATTGATCAGAAATATCATCGTAGACTTGATTAGTAGCATAATCTTCACGTAAGAAAACTCTACCACTGAAAGATGCTCTTTCTCTTGGTAAATTAGATTCACTTGGTCCGAGTAAATCAAGTGAATTTCCTCTAGGAGCTTCGGTAAAGAAAATTTTACTTTCTGAAACATTATAAGAACCTCTATAAACTCTAGCGATAGAAGTATCAGTATGTAATCCAGCAGTAGATCCTACAAATCCACGTGTCACTTCGACAAGAGGAACGCTACCGTTGAATGTAATTGGACCTATACTTGTAGTTCCTAGACCAACATTTTCTATTCTCATATACTCATTATCAATTTTTAGTATGTCGCTTGGAACAATTGAACTAATTCCACTTAAAGCAAAGATAGTGGAAGCAGTTCCAATTTGACCACCATTACCAGATAATGTATGAGTTATGGAAGAGTATGAGAGAGGACTTTGTACTACATCATTAATTGAGATTACAGTTTTCTCATTCTTTTTATACATTTCCAATTGATGAGCATTTCCTAGACCCAAAGAAGTAAATGTAACTCCTATTCCCTGAGATGCATAATCTTGTCTTGTAGAAATTCTAAAAGAGTCATTACTTTCTTTGATCGCATAAACAACAGATGGTAATATTGTTGTAACAACACCAACATAATTTGTTGTTGCACCAATTCCCATAGCAGAAGTTCCAATTCCTATGAAGGATGATTTTGGGGTATAGATTAACTGCTCTCCTGTGCTGTAAAAATGATTTGGAATCGTAAAGACTCCTGTAGAAGGATTTAAAACCTCAGTATCTGAGGGATCAAAAGTCTTCATAAAAATTGGAACACCTTCATATTCAGCTTCAAAATCATATTTGTCAATACTAGATGAATTCGCACCAAAATATTTTGCAACTTTAACGGATTGTTGAACTGGAGTATAATTTAATGCAGGGGGAATATTAACTGTATCTAATTGTGTATAGAAGTTTTCACTGAAAGAAAGTATTTCCAAATCTCCAGAAATTGATGGATCCGCATAAAACTTAACTATAAAATCATTTCCAGAAAGTTCTGCACCAAAAGTTCCTATTCCTGAAGTACTTCCTATGGATAAAAATGGATACTGGACAGAATAAGCATTATTTCCTTCATTAATTGCCATTACTTGATGTAACGCACTAGTCTCTCCAAAACCAACTTTAATTACTGATTTTGATGATGTAAATAAAGACTTATCTAAAACTAAAACACTTGTGGATCCTGAAGAAATATTATTGAATTGAGATTGAAATACTACAGTTCTTTCATTTCCATTAGATTGACCAGGAAGTTTAAATCTATAATCGCCGGTTCCAACTGCTGTAGTTCCAAATCCAACATTTTTAGTTCTAACTGTAATTGTTTCTGATGATGTATTTGTATAGTTTAAAGATAAAATTCCACCAGTAATAGATGCTCCGAAAGATCCAATAAAACTGGAACTCGTTTCAGTTAAATCATCATCAAAATAATATTCACTTATATACGTATTTGTACCATCATGTGTTAAATAAACTTCCACATAATTCATATCAGAACTATCATTATTCAAAATATGAATATTTGAGTAAACTGCTGAGTATTTTGATGAATTTAAATCAAATAATGAAGTTGTTATACCACTAGAAACGATTTTATTCGCTGATATCAAGTCTACAAATCCAACACTTTGAGTAGTACCTACTCCAGTTTTGGAAGTAAATGTATCTTGTAAAATTTTGATATCAAAATCAGAATTATTAATGTCTTCTGGTTCAAATCTTAAATAGAAATTAAGACCATTATCTACATAACCTTCAATATTTGCTAATGCATTTTCAGAATTTAATGAACTTAATGATGCTTTCTGCAAAGTAAAAATATTTTGATCATCATTAATTGTTATCAGTTCAGTAAATTGCGTCTCATTAGTGAAAATATTACGAGTTTGAATCAAAAATCTATTGTAATTATTTCCGGAATTAATTTGAGATATGTTAGATACACCAATTGACTGATCATTTTCACTTGAAAATAGAGAACTGATGTCATCTATTTTTAAAACTCTATTAGTCTTACAAAGAATATAATCCGAAAGAGATATATTGTTAAATTTAATAAACTTTGATTTATTTTCAAACGTATCAACATCAATAACTAAGTCTAGATTATTGATTGTATCTACTCTATTATCACTTTCAAATACATTTAACAGAGATAAGGTAGACTCCGTAGTTCCTATTCCAGATTGAACATTTTGAAGAAGTTGTGTATCGGCAAAGTTTTTCGTTCCACTAATATGTAACAAATTGTTAACTGGAGTAACAATTTCTTCCCAAGTTTTGCTACTTTTTACCGAATAAGATAAATTTTGATAATAATCATTATCTGAGGTAACTTGGAAATTTTCACTTAATTTTCCAGTATCAGATTTCCAACCAAATTCTTGGAGATTAAAGTAATCTACGTTATAAACACCATCAACAGTCTTAACTGAGTCTATAGTTGCTATATTAGAAGATTCGGTTCCTCTTATTACCTCACCTGCAGAAAGTTCATAATTGCCAGATACTCTAACAAAATTTTCATCACAATTAACTACTACTAAATCTCTAACTATAAATCCATCTCCATTATTTGAAGATAACTTTTCTCCAATTAAGAATGGGGAAAACTTTTGTATAGGTTCAAATTGTGGATAATTATTGAAGTTAATTATTGTGGCGTAAGACTCTTGAATTGTTTTTGCTATTCCGGGATTTGTAGATAATCCTGACAGATTAAATTCTAATTTAGCAGGATTTATATTTTGGAAATTTGTAACTGTAAAAAATTGATATCCATAATTTGAAGAATTAAATCCATCTCCAGCAGATCCACTTTTTTGAACACCTTCAACAAAAATTTTATCACCAATCGCAAATGGTGCTGATGTAAAACCTGCTAGTGGGGTTGTTAAGAAGCAAGTAACTACACCCGAAGAAGATTGAATTGTGTTTATTGAAATTCCATTGGAATTATTAATTGCTCTAATTGTAACTGGATTAATTGGAAGACCTTTTGGTTCATTTTCGATAGTTACAGATACAATAGAAGAACCAGATAAATTTGCTCTGAGTAATCCAGAGTCAATTAATTCTCCACTATTACTATCAACACAGATTAAGTCTGGTGATGAAGTATAATTTTGCCCACCATTCAAAATATTAATAGTTTCAATTGTATTTGAAGATGAAATATACGCAAATTGTGGTATAGAAGCTGTTGGTCTTAAAGTTTTATCTGATGAATATTCAAAACCTTCATTGATAATTCTACTTTGTTTAAGTTTACCGATAGTTGTTGAAACTGGAACAATAAAAGCACCAGATCCATTTTCGGTGTTTACTCTATCAAATAGTGGAAGAGATGTATATGATGACCCACCAGATAAAAGTCTTACTTTATGAATGCCACCAATTGCAGATTGTGAGGTAGTAGAATATTGAATAACATCACAATCATCTTTTTCATAATGTGTATTTTCCGGAATCTGCTTAAGAGATACTGTAAAGGTAGTATCACCAACACTAACAACATTATACTGACCGTTGTACAAACTATTTTCGAATACTATCTCAGAATAATTTGCAACATCAGTGTCAGCAGTGCTGATATATCCAGACTTCTCTAAGTTATAATATAATTTTTCAGGTACTCCTTCAGAGTAGTTTAATGTCAATAAGGCGGTTGAAGATAGACCAACAGTTCCTACTCCTATAACAGAAAGAGACTCTGTGGTTGCAATAGAAACAAATTCCTTTGTAAAGTTTGAATCGTAATAAATTTTAAAGTCATATCCAAGTAATGAAGAATCTGAGAGGTTAAAAACTACATTATTATTTTTAGTAAATCTAATCTGTGGATTTACAAGACTAATTTTTTGACTTCCAGATCCTGTTCCACCTATTGAAACTGTATGAGGTGGAGAATTGAGAGAATCAAAGAGAGTTTCGCATAATTTAATTGTATTTTCATCAACTCTATATGTGAAATAATTGCCTGTTGATATTCCTGATGGTAAAGCACCCAAAGACTCATATAAAATTTTGTCTCCGGTTCTCAAATTATGAGAATTTATTGAAATAGTGTTTGTAATTGTATTAATTCCTGTTGAGTTAAATTCTAGAGGATTTAATACGATTTTTTGTGTTAGTGGATCTAATCTAACATTAACTGAAGTTGAAGTTCCAACTCCTACTGATAAGTCAGGTTTAACTTCTAAATTAATTTCATCTCCAATTCTTAGTTGGTGAGAAGTTGATACAGAAACAACGGAAAGTATCTTATCAACTTTTACTTTTACTTGAGGTAAATTTGATTCTATAGAATATTGATAATTATTTGTACCTGAAGATAAGAAGAATAAACCACCGGTTGTTGTAAGACCAACACTTGTTACAATACCAATATAATCTTTAGATTTATTAACAACATATACAACTTCAGAATTACCACTTAAAATATTAAATGACAGACTTACAGGAGTATTAGAAACTGATATTGCACTAGATCCAGATGGTTTTCTAAGAACAACTTGTTGATTTGTTTTGAATGGGTGATTTGGTAAAAATATACTTTGTGTTGGAATAAAAGTAGTGTATGTGGTAATTCCAATTTTATAATTTACAGAATCTCCAGACCCTGATGTAGTTCCAATTCCAATTGATTCTACTGGATTGAAATATATCTTAGAATTAACCTGAGAATCAAAATATGATGTAGATTTATTGACAGTAAATGAATCTGGAAGAAAATATACTGGAGTTGTTTGAGTATGGGATACTCCTGCACTTGATCTACTAACCCGTACAACTCCAAAATTTGAATAAGTATTCAGAACTGAAAAAATTTCATTTTCTATTTGAATACTACTACCAATTGAAATATTTTGGGGAACGGAAGTTAAATAAACATCAGTAACAATTCCAGTTAGACTGAAATTTGGAATATCCTTATCAAGAGTTGTAACGAATGTTGTTAAACCTACAGTATAAGCACCATTCAAATCAGAAACTTGAGTTGATAATCCGGATATATTAATATTATCTCCACTTCTAAAATTATGATATGGTGAAATATAAACTTTAACTTTACTTCCACTTTCCCATTCAATGATAGAATTGGTATAAGACTCTACCGTAGTATTAATATTAACAATATCTTTTCCTACTATTCTAGATACTTCTACACTAATTCCACCTCCACCACTTGTGGTGTCGTCAAAAATTACAGAGTCCCCTATTGAATAGTCTAAACCAGATTTAACAATTTCAAATCCAGAAACACTTCCAGCAGACACCGATTCTACTAATGTTTTTTGCTGTATTATTTCATTTGACTCTACAATAAAATCATTTCCAGCATATTCTTCATTTACATTGTATGGTAAAGTATTTCTGAGAAGTTTTGAGTTATTAAAATTGAAAGACTGATTTAAATTAATATTTTCAAGTAAATATGAAGATCTGTATTCATTTCCTATGAAATATGGAAATTTACCTACAAGTTCACCATCAATGTTGGTTTCTGTTGTAGCAAAATATGCATAAACTCCTTCCGGAAAATCTTTAGTTTTTCCAAATCTTCCATTATACTGATCTAAATCCCCACTTTCAGTATACTTATAATCCTCAATAAAGTATCCGTAGGGAAAATCTACCGTAGAGGGTCTATTTTCCAAAGTAATGATGGAATATCCAGGTTGTAGTTTTTTAACAGATGAATTTATATCATTTGGATCAGAATATCCAAATGAACCATAAATTGGATTTCCATCATATGCCCATCCAATAATATCTGAGTGTTTCCCAGACAAATCTCCATTATCACTAAAATTAGTTTTTATATTTTGAGAATATCCAATAACTGCATATTCTAAATTATTATCATTTCCAATCAATACTTCACTTGACGGATTTCGATAAAATTCATTTTGAATTCCATACTTGTAAGAGTTATTAAGAGTTAGTTCTCTAACATTTACTCTTAATACTTCATTTTTACCTGATGAAACTGCTTTAATTGTTGTGTTTGTGGATGTATAACCGGTACCTGGATTTACAACAATTACATCTAATATTTTATTGTTAGAGACAACAGGTCTAATGATAGCACCTATTCCGCTTCCAGTAATAACTAAGTCTGGAGTGGAATAATATTCAGTACCTCCATATAAAACTTGTACGTCAGTTATTCTTCCATTTGTAATGGTTGGTCTAAACTGAGCATTTTTTCCATTTTTGATAATAATTTGAGGTCTCTTATGAACATTTAATGTTGTTGACCCATAGTCAGATCCTTTATCATAAACATAAACTTCAGAAATTTTACCTCTTATAACTGGAGTTGCATTAATTACTCCTCTGACTTGAGTGCTTCCGAGACCAACAGAAGAATATTCTACTTTTAACTTGATATCTGGATATTTAAAAGTTTGATATCCACTCCCAGTTGAAGTAAACTTTACATAATTTTTTCTTTGGTAATTCGAAGTATCTGTACCACCAATGCCAGCATTACAAAGTCTAAATTTATCAGAATTTAATTTTAGAATTGTATAGTTATTGGATGTTGAAAGACCAGAAATTGTGGATGTTTCATAATCATAAGAAACAATCTCACCATCACCAAACCCGTGATTTTTAAATGTTATGGTATGATCATAAGTAGAAATACCAATTGGAGATACTCTAAGTAATCTATTTGCGTATCCAGACCCACCATTAATTACTGTAATGCCAGTAAGTTTATTTTTAGGTTCAGTTTTAAACTTTTGAATACCAGAATTTCCGATAGTTGTAAATCCTACCGTATTAATTCCTGTATTGTAATCAGAAAGTGATTGGTAGATTTCAATTGTTGTATCGTTTATAACTTTAGTGTAGTAAGTATTACCGCTTATTAAAGTTTTGGATTGATTTAGATTTGAACCATTAAAAGTTCCCACTCCAATTGCAGAATTAAAGTTACTATCATATACTATTGGTTGTCCATTAATTAAGTTATGAGTTGAAGCAAAGGAAATTCTATCATTAACAATATCCAATCCACCACCATTTGGAATTGTTCTGGCATCAAATTCAATCTCTCTAATGCTTTTTTCAATGATTGGACTGAAACTTGCCCCAGATCCGTTCCCACCTGTTAAAGCAACTGAAACAATTACATCAATATCAAAATCTTGAGGATCTACAAATATTTTTTGAACAGATCCGATTACCACAGGTTGGATAAGTCCATCACCATAGGATAGTTCTAACAAAGGAGGATTAACTACATCAAAATCTTCACCACCATTTAGAACGTCCACATTTTCAATTGGACCATAATAAATCTTATCATTTGTTTTAAAACTGTATATTTCAACACCATTTTTCAACATTCCAATTGAACCAGGAAGTGTTTGATGATTTTCATTACTTCCTAAATCAGGATTTAATTTAAATTTTTTAAATACTTTTTGCCCTGAGATTTTATTTGTTCTTTGGGAATATAATGTAAAGTTATGTATTCCTGAAGGTGTTGAAGACTGACCTTCTCCAAAGTAAACAAAGTCATCAGTTCCAACTACAGGTCCACTTAAATATAGTTTAACTTGTCTCTTATTACTTAAAACTTCTACAAAATAACTTCCTTCACTTAACCCAATTATTGGGTTGTTCTCATCTGGAGAATAAAAAACTCTATCACCACTTATAAAAGAAACTTCAGTATTAAAGTCAATGATCGAATATGATTCTGTATTGGAATCATATCCAGTTAATTCAAAAACATTATATCCAAATACATCAACTTGTATTTGATATGATGGTAAGGAATTGGAAGCAACATAAAAATGATCAGGTCTTTCAATATAAACATTTTGAACATCAGATATTACTTTATTGTTTCCAAAATCAATAGGAACAATTGAGGAAGAAGCTTTCTTAATTCTTCTTCTAACATCATATTTGTCTAATGGATTCAGTAAAGATGTGCTTACATTAATTGTAACTACATTCCCAGAAACGAAACTTACAGTAACATTTTCAAATCCAGAAATTACAACTTCAGTATTTCTCTGTAAAATTTCAACAGAATCGCCAACAGTTAGACTGGATGAATCTATATTTGATTTTGTAGTAATTGTATTTCCCACAAAAGATTCAATTTGATATCTTGAACTTGTGTTGTAAATCCAAGAATTTGCAAATATTTCTTTTGTAGTATTTCCTTTTCTAATTACTTCTCCAAGATTTTTTGGAGAAATAATATCATTATCTAACAATTCATAATTTACAGTTTCAATATCAAGATCAGATAATACTCCAGTAATTCTAAACTCAACTTTTTTAGTTAGATCACCATCTTCATAACCGTAATAAGTCTCATTCGAAATTAAAGATGACGTTTTTGGTATTGTTATTGAATTTGAAGATTTTACATAACAACCTAAAAATTGATTTACACTTTTATCCGAATAGACAATTTCATTAGATCCAAAGAAAATACTTCCAGAGTTATCAAATCCAACAGTAGAATCAACACTGATAATAGTTGTTCCACTTTCCAATGGTGTTACAATTACTTCTTCAATAACTTTAGTATTTGGTGTGATACCAAATGTTCCAGTGACATTTGGATAAGTATCATCATATCCAACAAAAAAATTAAGTTTATAGTATGTTACACCATTTCGAGTAATAGTTTCTACTTCAGATACGGCAGCACTTGTAAATTCGTCTGTCGTTTTTTTAATTGTTTGACCAACTAGTTTTGTTGGGTTTCCAAAAATATTACTTATAATTGCAACATCCCTTCTGATATATCCAGCATCAGAAGGTTTGATTAAAAATCTTTCAAGATTAATTACACTTGGGGTTTCCCCATATAAAACATTGAACAAAATTCTAAAAGACTCTGGAGTCCCCTTAGATTCATATAAAGTTCTTGCTTCTTTTATAAAGTTACCAACATCAAGATTTTCAGTAAAATCTAATCCTTCTAGACCTGGAGTTAAACTAAATTTTATTTTTTTATAAAATTCCTGTAAAAAGAGAGAACTTAAGTTTTGTACTGAAGAACCAGATGTATGAGAAGTCGCAGAAGATTGAGTAAAAACTAACTCACTATATTGTAAGTCTTTATGATAGTTTGTAACGCCACTAAATCCTCTAACACATCCAGTAAAAGTATTACCTGATATGGAAGTATATGTAATTATTTCTTCATTAATTTTTAAAAGTCCATATCTTGCAGGAAATCCTCTAGTGCTAGATACAGAAATATTAACCGCAGAAGAACTAATATTTTCCTCAAGAGTTGTATAACCAACAACTACTTCTGGAGTAAGATTGTCAAGTTCAATATATTGATCTAAATTTTCGGAAATATCTACAGGACCACCCTGATATTCTTGAGAAATATAATATTGCTTTAAAAATTCTGCAGCCTTTGGACTTTCATCTAAGATAAACTCTGGAAGCTGACTATCAATTATCTGCTGTATTTTTACCCTAGATTCAAAACCCGTTTGTATCATATTACGACCTCATTAATTTCCCGTTTGAGTAACTTGAACGATACGAATTTTTTGTAAAAACAGTACCGGAGATATCCTCTCCAGACGCAATTGTATCCTTTACCATATTTATTTGACTTTTTGAAACATCAAAAGAAACATAAAGATCTTTGAGACCAACAACATCATTTGACTCTGGATATGCTTGTATTTCGATTAGATCATTTTCTAACTCTGTAGATGTAATTGTAACTGTATTAAGAGTTATTTCCCCATTAACATAATTAACAACTCCAGCAGACTCAACAACTACAAAAGGTTCTAATGATGTAGTGTTAATTCCTGCGGAGGTTTGCAGTGGTTTTACAATTGAAATGACTCCGGTTTTACCATCAGGATTTGGAGTATCTGTAAGATACACAGTGTCCGACTGATTTAAAATTTTAAATCCAGTTGACTTGATGTTATATGCAATATTATTAGATTTTTCATTTACATGAAATTGATTTCCAAAACATATCTCATATTGAGCTGGTCGATTGATAAGTGCCTTCAAGTCTCTTCTAATTCTAACTCTAGTAATATTTGAAGTAATTGATGTGTCAGTATTATCAATTACTTGAAGAAGTTTGCTATATTTAAATCTTCCGCCAAATTTATTTAAATCAACAGATTGTGAATATTTGTTAAGTGAATTAGTTATTCTTGTCTTTAAATCAGAAACACTTCCAACTTGATTATAGTTATAATAAACATAAGACTCAACTTCGACATAAAGTATTTTAAGATCTATTATTTTAGGACGTATTCCAGAAACGCTATATTGTATTAATTTTGAAAGTATTTGTTCTTTATCAAAATCTGAAACAAATGTTCCATTTTTTGGTTTAATGCTAATTGATACAGTTCCATACTCTGGAGGATCTAATTCTTCTCCACCAACCACTGAAACTGATTCTGCATTTCCATATATCTTCGATTTGATAATTGTTTCATAATCACTTGCTGTTACTGCTCTATATTGAGAGGAGTATAGGCGAGGAGCAAAATAGCGAATAGAATCAATTGTTTCTATATCAGACCCATTTTGGGCATTTTGATTAGTAGTAACTGTAATTGTGTTTGTTGCGATGACATTCCTATCATCTGCGTCTTTAAAAGATCCGGCAAAAGTAAATGAATCTGCTCCATTCCCATCTTTACCACTTGTGACGATATAATTTGTAGTAATAACTGAGGAGTTTTCAAGTTTTTTACCAAATATTCCATCTCCAAAAAGAAGTTGATACTTTTCGTCTTGAACTTCTTGCACTAAAAAGATTTCTGAACTTGAATTGACATTGAAAATATTATCAACCAAAGAATATAATGATCCAAGACCACTATCACTTAAACCTTTCACATATACTCTAATTGTTGAAGTATCAATGAAAGGGTTATCAAGAACAAATTTTTGATCTAATGATGCATCAACTGTAAATTTTTTAGTTAAAAATGTCCCTTCTCTAATCGTAATATTATCAAATGTTGCAACTCCATTTACAACAGGAACTGTGATACTTTGTGGAATTGAAAATACATATGAAGATCCTCTCACGAGACCTGTGCATACTAATCCAGGTTGTAAAGTAACAGAAGAAGTATATACTGGAGTGCCGTCTTGTAGTGTTTGATCTGGATCTACAGTTATACTAAATGATACTATTGCACTAGCAGCATTTCTAGAATAAGGAACATATCCAATATTTCTGGCAAGTGAAACAACATTTTCCCTTACAGTTGCAGAATCCAAAAAGGATTCATTTACAACCATATTAGAGTTAAATGCTGTAATGTAGGTATTATACGCTAATGTGTCAATTAAAACAGAAAAATTTGATCCTTCAAAATCAAAGTCCGTAAATGTTGAGTTGGCACGGAGATAATCTTTGATTGAAGTTTTTATCTGATCAAAATCTAAATTTGTAAATTGAGTAAAAGGCATTTTATCTTGTTGCCTCTAATATGAATGAAAATTGCTGTACTGGAGTTTCTTGACCAATAATTTCGAACGTAATTGTAACTTCAAATTCGTTTAAATCTGGAATTGGATCAACTTGAACAATCACATTTGTAACTCTTGGTTCATAATTATTAATAACTTCAATAATTTGATCTTGAACAGTAGAAGCAGTTGCATAATCAACAAAATCAAATAAACTGCTTCTTACATTTGATCCCAAATTTGGATTAAAAAATCTTTCATTGGGAATTGTTTCTACAAGATTGCGAACAGAACGAATAATTGCACGCTGATTAATCAAAACTGGCAGATCTTTTGTCACAGGATGTGGATCAAAAGACAGACTAATATCCTTAAATGATCTAGATATTCGAGTTACTGCCATTGAGTATAAAATTTCTTGGATTATTTATGCTCATTTCCAAGAAGAACCATAGTTAGGTTCTGTTCCATACTCCCAATCATCATAATCATCATCATTTCGAATTTTTTCATGCAACTCTTGTTGTTTTTTTAAGTCATGCTTTGGTGCTAGATCATGCATCACTTCCTGAATGACTCTTTTTGGTGGATTTCCATCGTAATCAGTAATTAAACGACGAGTTCCCCACATTTCTCTCATATAATTTGAATCTCGATCTACGGGTAAATTAGACATTTGTGCTCCTGTTTTTGTTAAAAACAGAACTTTTATGAAGGAGGTTCCTATCTCCTTACTTATATTTAACGATGAACCTCTCTTAAGTTATAATTATCTGAATCTAGGTATTTGAGTATTTCTAAAGCAATTAATTTTGGATTTCCTTCACCACATGTATAAACATCGATGGCAATACAACCTTCTTCAGGCCAAGTGTGACAAGAAACGTGACTTTCTTCAAGAGCAATGACGATAGTGCATCCCTGAGGATTAAAACAATGTGAAAAAATGTTCAAAATTGTCATTTTTGCACGTTTTATTCCCCTTTCCATGACTTCTTGAAGAGATGTTGAGTCATTAAGAAGGGAAAAATTGACATTATATACCTCTAAAAGGAGGTGTTTACCCATCGAAAATCTGTCCAATTCAGTTTTGTGCAAAAAATCTATTTATTTGACCCAAAAACCGACTCTATCGTAACTTTTTGATTCGATAAATCGATATCCTTCATAATTTTCTTCTATTTTTTTATTCCAAACCGGAATTGCAATTGAATTATTATATCTAAAGTTTGGATTTCTACGAAATTGCACTTCAATAAGTTTACCACCAATGTATTCGCAGTTAATCCAATCATAATTTCCAACCAAATTTTTTAAAATGACGGGAAAATCTAATTTTCTATTCACTTTTTCCCATTTTTTCCACTTGTAAATCGGATCTTCATGATCCCGAGTGCCTAATATTGTCAATTTTTGTTCTTGCTTATAATAATCAACACTTAAATGCTCACCTTCGAAGATTTCACACCAAAATTCAGAAGGATGAAAGTCATCAGTTGTTTTTTCTATCCATTCTTTACGTGCAAAGCGACTCATTCCAAATAAATTGAAGGAAGGTCTCACAATATAAAAGTCGGGTTTAGGAACTGTAGTCCCAGAAGGACCACAGATATAACCTAAACGCCGACTTAGAAACAATTTATTATAAACCCATAAATCTTCAGAATGCATATGATTCCATTCATCATCACACTCTAAAAGATACATTATCCTTTTCCCTGACCCCTATACTTTTTACGAGCCGAATTACGAGAAGTCGCAGCATACTTGGTATGAGACCCATCACCCTGTCTTGTATTCTTTGGTTTAGATTCAATGATCTTACTACCACTCAAAGATTTTTTAATTGCCATAAGTTATTCTCCAATAATTTCAGTTTCAAGATCTTCAGGTCGTGGAGAACCTGTCTGATAATATTCGATCGACAGATCCTCCATAATGTTGAAATATTCTTCTTCAGAAAGATTTGAATAAATTTTTCTTCCTTTACAAAGAATATTGTAAGTGTCTGTTTTCATCTCAAATGATTCTTGTTTTTTCGTGACCAACGCGAATGCGAGGATCGCACCAAATTTCAAATCCTGCTTCTTTTGCATCCAAACAGAATGATACATCCTCTCCACACATGTCCTGAACCTCTCCAGACTCGAAGACTTGCATCTTGGGGGCAAACCATGGATACTTCATTTCAGAGTGCTCAAAGACGCCGTGTTTGATGAGTAACCAACCAAATCCTGCATAATCCACAGTGAATGGTTTACGACGCTTAGAGATGCTTTCAACGGTCTCATGATTCATTACACCACCATTGTTGCGGAAGTCATCTTCTTCCATCCAATGGGCAACTGAAGTCGTATGTCCGTCTTCTGTTGCATACCAACCTGAGGCAATGTCTTTGTCCATGAGAACAAGCTGCCAAAACTTTTCAGTGTTGAACACAATATCAGAATCAATCCAAAGTTGCCAATCGTATTGTAGTTTGCCGTCCCAAGGAATTTGATTTGGACCACGAAGAACATTTGCCCCAAGACACTTGCATCGGGCAAAGTTCACCATAGAACTATAGTCTTGTGAGATTTGAATGCTTGCACCACTCTGCACTAAATCAAAACAAAGTTGCACAAAGTTTTTAAGATAAGTGTATGAAACACCACGACCAGGAAGACAAAAAACAATAGACTTTCCTCTGACCATTTCTCTTGCCAGATTATAATCCCATTCTTCTGTTGCTGGTTTTTGTGTAACGGGCGATTTTGCTTTTACGGTAAATCCTTTTGCCATAATTGAAATAATTTACTTTCAGATCATACTCTATTATGTATCGTTTGTCAATCATTCTCCCTTTCAGAAAGAATGACTTCATCCCCATCAAGAGTAAAACAAATCTCAGTATCTTCATACCATGAGAGTTCATTCATAATTTGCTCTGGGATTTTAATAAAGTAATCCCCACTGATTGGATCGACCTCTATGGGTTCAAAAATATCTCCGGAATTTTTTTCCATTGCTATAAATTTAAGTTTCGATTTTATATATGAGTCCATCTATTATTTTCGGATAATTTTTTTCTATATTCTGCATCCCTTTCCCAAGAACTCATATTTTCAAATCTTGATGACCATTTGAGATTGTTTATAGAATTATTCTTTTTATTTCTATCAATATGATCAATTTCTTTAAAATTATTTGGATTTGGTATTAAAGTTTCTGCTATGAGACGATGTGTATAGTATTTAATTTGTTTGATAAATTTCCCATGATCATTTTTTATTGATATATTCACTGCCATATATCTGTCATCTGGATTTGATCCTCCCCTTGGATGTTGATTTACTTCTCTTAAAATATCTTTCTTTCCGGTATACCTATTAAATTCTGTCCATACTTTCCCATCCTCGGAAATATAATATCCGTTAAATTTTGTTGGAAATAATTTCATAATTTTTTTTAACTATTATATCAAATTTTTTTGGGAAAAATTTTTTTATTTGAGTTTTATATTTATCTCTCGATCTGGGTCAGTTATAGATTAGGGTAGTTATGCGTTTTTATTTTACCCCCCATCCGCCAATTTTAACTGTCAAACACGAACGAACGATTAGGGCGGCAGAGTATAAAGAACTGCCGCCCACTAACTAACAAGAACCTCAGATAAGTTCGCTCACAATTTCATCACCTGCCAGCGTATAAGGGTCGCCGTCAATATAATCAACATACTCAAATGATGGGCAGACTGACCACGTTTCAGTCTCAATGAAGTGATTAAGTGCAAACTGAGCGAACTTAATTGCACCTTGATTGTTATGGAATTGTCCCAAACAATAGTGCATTGTTTGATTGTAACCCTGCGGATCTTGCTGATCTACAGTTACAAACAGAACGCCCAATCTGCGCCCATCGTTAACATCGAACGAAACATCGTAGCGGTAACCGTCTACAGTGTAGAAGGTAACTTCCTGACTGTAAATATAACCCAGTTCAGGAATCTCATTGTCACGTGTTGCAGACCATTCCAGAGTGTAGCGGGAAAGTGTAGCGGTCATGATTAGATTGCGGTGTGGTTAGGGTGAAATAAGGGGGGAGAATTGTCCCCCCCGTTTGTATCACTTAGCGTAGGTAACTTTCAGCACTTGTTTAGTTTCAACGCCAGCGATTCCACACTTGCGCTCTAGTTCGCGCTCTGCCTTTAATTGAATCTCAAGCGTGGTAACATTGTGAGAATAAGTATAAGAATTGGAATCGCTAAGTGTAACCAAACCCCACACAGATCGGT